TCGACTACCTGCGAAGGCAAGCAGATAGCCTCCCGGCTTCAGGATTCTTATACTTTCCCGCCAAACGTCCGGGTCAGGCACCCAGTCATCCCAGTGCCTTCCCATGAATCCCTTTTTACCAGTTTCATACGGCTTGCCGTCCAACCATGCTTTCAGGCAGTCCACGATATCTTTTTGCTTGTGGTCGCTTAGCCCGTACGGCGGATCACAGACAATGCTATCAATGCTATTTTCTTCCATCGATAGCATTGCCTCGACACAGTCCTGATTAAACAGTTTATAGCTCATAATTACCCCCTATCTCTCTTCGAGTACGAGTTCAATTTTCCACCAATTACTAACTGGTAAATATTTTTGGTTGATTATCTTTAAAACAACCGAGTTGGTTAAAAACCTTATACCAGCGAACTTGAATGCGTTGCTATTGATGGTTTCGATAAAATCCGTATAGCAAGCTGTAGGTGACAGGTAGGAGAGATAAAACCGCTTCTCTTCTTCTACGTACTTGCAAACGCGGTGTGAGCTTTCCCCGATCATCCAGTCCCATTGCTTGGCAAGTAAGCGTTTAGGACGGCTGACAACCACTTCGATTGTGGCGGCGACTTGTCCTGTTTCGTCCGCGACAGGCGCCCAGCTGGTGACAGCGAACTTTCTGCCGTCGTCACACGTCATATTCATTGGGACATTTAATAGTTTGTTAAATTCTTCGATTTGCATAATTTTCTCCTTTATCTTAAAATTTGATTTTTTTTGATTAATAGATCACAAATTTCAATTCTTATTTTGTCCTTTTTTTCATTAATCTCCTTCCTTTCCTGTACTCTGTAAAGTATCTCTTCCAGCAATTCCACAGCCTCCTCCTCATAGACATAAACGCCGTCCATGATGCGTTTTTCAAGTTCTTCGATTATTTCCGCGACATACACGCCAAATTCCGATGGCGGTATGTCTCGGAAACTGTTTTCTATTTTTTCCAGTTTTGTTTTAGCTTTTTTTATTTCTTTGTCAAAATCAAATAATGTGTCCATGATTTTCTCCTTGTTTAATTTTCATTCTACACTATTAAAATAAACAATGCAAATCTTTTTGTTTATTTTTTACTGCCCACGTATTTTCTAATGTCCACGGAGGTGTCCATGTATTGCATGTAATCGGCGATATTACTGGCGTACGTTCTTTTGACCGGATGCTCCTTGTTCCATTTTATGGCGTATGCCAGAAGCTCCTCATCATCTTTTAACGGAATGTTTTTTCCTCTTTTTTTGTCCTTCATTCTATTGACCACGCGTCGGCAGTTCCTGCACTGCCAGCGCCTTACTAGTCTTGTCACGCCCTTCCGATCCTTGTGAAACTCTATTGGGTACACGTGGAGCGGTAAATCCTCATGGCATGTGTTGCATTCATGTGTTTCCATGATTCATCGATGTCCTTTCCATTATATTTCAGTTTTTTACAAGACACACCCAACGATTTCAATGTCCGCATGGCGTTGTCGCATAGTGAATGTGTTTCCGGCTCGTTGTCCATGGCGAATATTATTTGTTTATACTTGGCAAGCTTGCCGTATTGCCTCTTTGAGAATCTCCTGCCCATGACTGCGCATGCCGATATTCCGAACGACTCCAGCCGGAACACGTCGAAAACCCCCTCGCACAGGCAGATAGTGGCACAGTCCTGCTCATTGAACAGATACTGCCCTATATTGCATTCCGGGAATATGTATTTTGGAACAGCTCCGGCGCAGGAACGGCCCTGCCACACGTCCTCTATTGGAATTATTATCCGGTTAGGATAGTTGGACAGATGGTTGGTGAACTTTATTTTAAACCGCTCAATCAGCCAGGAGTGGTCGTAATTTCGTTCTTTCAGATAGGTTTTGTGGATTTTTTCAGGCGTGTCGAGCAGGTTGATTGGCTGTTTAATTGGTTTGTGTTCGTCAGGTGCCTTCCGTATGGCGCGCGCTTTTGCTGGATATGGGATTTTTAGTTTTCCACAGACCTCGTAAAGCGATAGTTTGCCGCATTTAAAACAAGATGCCGCGCCTGATTCGACATGAACCGCTCCGTGAAATCCCGTGTCGCCGCAGAACGGGCAGTTGAACTGCAGCCAATTGCCACGGAACCGGGTTTCTACAGTTTTAAACGCTTTTTCTATATTCATTTCAACAGCTTCGCCACTAATTCCTCATACACGGACATCTTGGCCATGCTCCTGTTGTCGACAATCGCGTCCACAACACGCCGTTTCCTGCCGATTATTTCAAAAAGATAATCCTCCACGGTATTGTTTGCCAGCAGGAAATAAATATCGACCGACGCGCTTTTCTGACCAATTCTGTGACATCGATCTGTTGCTTGATCTATTTTAGCTGGTGTCCAGGGAAGTTCAAGGAACACAACACGGCTTGAAGCGGTGAGAGTTATAAGAACTCCCGCCGCCTCGATGTTGCCGATGAAGACCTGACAATTTGAATCGTTCTGGAAAGTGTCGACAACCTCCTGCCTTTTTCCTGCTGGAGTTGACCCATCCAGCTTAACGTGTTTAATTTTTTTCTTGTTCAGATATTCCGAAAGCTCGGAAACCACCTTCTTATGTATGGCGAATATCACGGTTTTCTTGCCATCGTTAAGCGCGTTGTCCAGCCAGTCGAACACTTGGCTTTTCTTGCCCTCCCAGGCGGCCTGCTTAAGTAATTCGATCTTGGCGAGCCCTTCCATATTATTTTTTGTCTCCTGATTCGCCCAGGTTTTAAATCCTTCTTGCGCAAGTTGATAAGTACGCCAGTCCGTCATCTCCATGGACTCGATCATAAACTGTTTTGGCGGCAGCTCCTTTAAAACGTCCTCCTTCTTCCTGCGGGTCATGATTGTTTCCGTTAAAAGTTTGTGAAGCCATTCAGTGTTGGTGGCGCCGTTTGTGTCCCAGGTGGAGATTCGCCGTCCGTGCGCCATTATTGTTCTTTTACTGCCTCCACAGAAATGCGTCACAAACGAAATCCAGTCGGGGAGAACCGCGGGCGCTATGTGTTTGGTAATGTTGTAGATATCAATTGGACGGGATTCCACCGGAGTTCCGGTCAGCGCTACTATGTGCTTGGCTTTGCGCGCCAGTGTCGAGAACGCCTTGGATTGCAGTGTTTTAGTGTTCTTCACTTTATGCGCCTCGTCGGGAATGACTGTTATGATATGGTCTAAATAATCCTTCCAGCTATCTAAAATCTCATAGTTAATAATGACGATTTGCGATTTTTTCATCTCTTTTATGTCGGACGAACTGGGTTTCCGACCGTAGCAGATATATGTGGTGGTGCCGGGTTTGGACCATTTTCTGGACTCCTTCAGCCAGTTCTGCTTGCCGCAGGCAGGAACAATGATAAGAGCGGGGAACGCCTCGGCGATACGGAGCCAGCCCAACGCCACGATTGTCTTGCCCGTCCCCATTTCATTTGCAACTAGCGCTCTGCCGTTCCGGGACAGGATGAACGCGATATCCTCTTTTTGGAATGGGTATAGTTTCAATTTAATTCTTCCCGCCATTTCCTTCACCTTTTTTTTGATGCTCCAGTTAAAAAACAAATTGAATGGGAACGGTATCCATCCACAAACACAGCCTTTCTCGAATAAATTAAGCATGGCTTCCTTTCTTTGTCAACTTGAAATTCAAGGTTTTTAATGGTATATTTTAATGGTAACTAAACGTAAAAGGACAATAATATGAGTGATTTAAAAAACAACACGGAGTCCGTTGAATTGTTTCGCAGGCGGCTCGCGTCGACAATTATGGGACAATCGTTCAACGGCAAGCGTGACATGTACGAGAGTTTGGGCTACCCCCAGGTTATCATGTTCGACGACTACAACGCCATGTACGACCGCGGCGACCTCGCCACCACAATAGTCAACGCGTACCCGGACAGCACTTGGTTCAAACCTCCCGTCATCCGGGAGCGGCACGACATTTGCGACACCAACACACCGTTTGAGAAGGCTTGGAAGGAGATCACCACGACCCTCCCTATCTGGAGCCAGTTGCTTCGGTGCGACCGGCTTAGCGGTATAGGGGAGTTTGGTGTTTTGTTTTTGGGCTACAATGATGGCAAGGATTTTAAAGAGCCCGCCGTCCGCGCCACCAAGCTTCTCTATTGCAAACCTCTGCATCAAGGAAATGTGACAATAAACAGATATGACGAGGACCCGCACAGTGAGCGGTACGGGCTTCCTGAAATGTATCGCATCACTTTTGGCGAGTCCATTTCTTTGAACAGCTCCGAATCCCCCCGCGCCACAATAGAGAAGGATGTTCATTGGACACGTTGCCTGCACGTGGCGGACAACAAGAAGGAGTCCGACGTGTTTGGTGAGCCACGCCTTAAATCCGTTTACAACCGCGTTCTGGACATTCACAAGATACTGGGATGCTCCGCCGAGATGTTCTGGCAGGGCGCGTTCCAAGGTCTTGCCTTCCAGCTCGATCCCGAGGCGCAGCTCGCCAACCCCGACGAGCTTGAGGATGAGATTCAAAAATATGTCCACGGCATGCAGCCGTACATGAAACTGCAGGGAATCGACACTAAGGTGCTGGCGACTAAAGTCGCAGACCCGGCATCCCATTCGATGACACAACTTCGTATTATCTGCGGAGTGTCGGGCATTCCCTTGCGTGTCCTGACCGGCTCGGAAAGGGGCGAGCTTAGCTCCACCCAGGATGGCGTTGACTGGCGCGCTAAAATATCCAATCGATGCAACGGATATGTCACAGATGACATATTGCGTCCATTGCTTGTTCAGCTCAACACGGTGGGAATTCTTCCTAACCCAACCGATGGTATTAATAGTGTTGAAATCTTGTGGCACGACAATAGCGCGGCGACAAAAAAACAGGACATGGAGACTGCAAGAATTATTGCAGACTGCATGAGAATGTACATGGAGAGCGGCGCGTACCATATGATACGGCCTGATTATTTCCTCGAGAAGGTGCTTAAATTCGAGGCGGAGGATATCATGCTTTTTGACACGTTTGATCCCGCCTCCTTCGCGGATGCTATGGAAGCGCATAGAAAGAGCGGCGAAGGCGCGGCGGATGGCGACAGGCAGTATTCCGACGGCAATCGGTTTGATCACCGACCGGACGCTTACGATAAAGTTAATCAGAAAGGATGCGTGATGTAAATGGAGATCACGGCGAACACTCCTGCCAAGCGTTATACCGACAAGCATATAATATCCTCCTTGGTGAAGAATCAGGGCAGGGTTTCCGCTGTCGCGCGTGAATTCGGCGTGACCAGCCAAACCATTAGTAACCGGATGCGTCGTAATCCCGCGCTCATGGAGGAATACAACACAATTCTTGACGAGCTGGTTGACGACGCTATCGACGCTTTGCGTGTCGAGATCAACAATGGCAACACGCGTCTCATCGAATTCGCTCTCGATCGACTTGGCCGGAACCGAGGATTTGAGAAGCAGACAGTTAGAACCGAGACAACTGTCAAAGGCGATCCCAGCAATCCGATCACCATTGAGCGGCGTGTCGACATGGAGGGGTTGTCGCTTGAGGAAAAGATCATTCTCATGAAGGCCAGTAAGAATAAAATGATTGACACTATTGACGTTACGCCTGTTGAGGAGGCTCTTGATGATTGACGCGACATGGTCGACGCTGTACCACACAATGGCGCGTGACGTGTGCAGAGCGTCATTAAAATATTTTGTCCAGGAGTTCTGGGGTGAAATTGTCATGGAGCGGCTGGTCTGGAACTGGCATATGGAGGAAATCTGCGATCAGCTCCAGGCGATGGGCGAACTGGTCTTGAAAGGAGCGCCGAAAGAAGCGGATTTAATCGTTAACGTGCCGCCAGGCAGCTCCAAGAGCCTGCTATGCTCAATCATGTTCCCTGCATGGGCATGGACAAGAAATGCCAGCATGAGATTTATTTGTGTCTCCTATAGTTCGTCGTTATCGACGTTTCTATCTATGCGTTGCCGTGACTTGGTAAAGAGCGAAAAATACCGCGCTTACTACCCGATGGTGAAAATCCGCAAAGAGCAGGATCAAAAAACATATTTTCAGCTTGTTGGTGGTGGCGACCGGTTCGCCACTTCCGTTGGCGCCACCGTTACCGGCTACCATGGTCATTTTTTAATTGTTGACGACCCTATCAGTCCGGATGAGGCGATCAGCGACTCCCAACTCCGCAGCCACAATTTTTGGCTGGAGAACACGCTATTACAGCGTCCCGTTGAAAAGGCGGTAACGTTGTTTGTCCTGATTATGCAGAGATTGCACGAGGACGACCCGACCGGATATTTCTTGAATAGTAAGATGAAATTGAAACATCTCTGCTTTCCCGCGGAAAAAACCGAGGATATTTCCCCGCCGGAACGTGCTAAAAAGTATATCGACGGCCTGCTCGACCCTGTTAGAATGCCATTAAATGTTCTTGAGAATATCCGTAACCGCGGCGCGTACACGTATGCTGGACAGTATCTTCAACGACCCGCGCCAATGGGCGATGGAGTTTTTAAAGTCGAAAAAATAGAACTACTACCGATAGCACCGGCGAAGTTGAAAATGAAAGTTCGATACTGGGACAAGGCCGGGACAGCTGGAGCGGGCGCGTACACCGCGGGCGTTCTCATGGGCAAGTGCATGGACAATTCCTTTATTGTTTTAGATGTCGTGCGTGGTCAATGGTCATATGAACGCAGAGAAATGATAATTAAACGAACCGCGCAAATGGATGGCGTGGACGTTCCGATTTATCTTGAGCAGGAACCCGGCAGCGGAGGTAAAGAATCAGCCGAAGCCTCTATTGCCAACCTTGCAGGGTTCTGCGCCAAAGCCGACAGACCGCAAGGCGATAAGAATAAACGCGCTGAACCGTTCGCCGTCCAAACTAACATTGGCAAGGTCAGGGCGGTCAAAGCCGACTGGAACAAGGATTACTTTCATGAACTCCTTAATTTTCCGGTAGGCAAGTACAAAGACCAAGTTGACGCCAGTTCCGGCGCGTTCGCTCATCTTACCCGTCACAAGCGGGCGGGTTCTTGGTAAGTTCAATCAGGAGCTGCCTGATATAAGACCCCACGCAGGCGATCCCACGTTCCTTTCCTTGATTTTTTAACTTTTCAATAAGTTCGATATCCAATGTTAACATTACTTTTTTTGTCTTCATTATTTTGCCCTTTTAAAAACAGATTCGGACGATTGCCCGAACTTTCCGATTATTTGTTTAATTCTACATTCCGTCTCATGGGACTTACTCTGATTGTGATTTGTTCTGTTTTCTTTGTCATAATTCAATCCTTTTTAACTTGTCATTTTGCCGCCTTTGTCGATAAACGTCAATCATTTTTTTATCAACAGCGATATGATAATGAACGCCATTCGCTGTTTCCCTTTTTGACACGAAATAATAAACATAGTCCACAAACGCGAAGCCGCCCTCTATCCTTGCCTTGCCCACTATCTCGCGCTCGTGCCAGTTTCCGACCCCCCTCACAAGGTCGGAAAGCTCTTTATATAGTTTGTTTAAATTATACATAAAATATCTTTCCCATTGCTATTGAGCAGTGCGGTGTTCTTTTTTTACGTCTAAAAAATTTTTTAAAAAACTTTATCATTGCGTGCCCCTCAGCTGAAGAATTAATTCTTTCAGCTTTTGTTTGGATTTTATCGTTCTTTCGTCATTTCTGCCATACATATCAATATTTGCGGCGAACTCGATAAAACTTTCAGTTAAAAAATCCTGTATTCTCTCAATATTACTCATTTCGCACCTTTGTAAATAATAACATCCCCGCCAAAATCGCCCAAGACTTTTGTGAATTTATCATTAAACTCAATCAATTGCTCGGACGTGCAGCAAATATTTTCTTCGCCACTTGCCCAACAATTGCAGCCGCGTCGGATTTCATCCAACGTGGACGAATCCACCGGCATATACAGCACCGTTCCCTTTTCCATTTTTTTAATCCTTAAATAGTGTTAAAATCTCCTGCAGCACAATAACACGCGATTCAAGTAAATCTGATTCATATTTGATAAAATCCATAACTTTCAGGATCGTCCGCCGGAAGGTCTGGCCGGGACAAATAGACCACATAAATAATATCATCCCTCACCGCGACAATATCAACCGGGTCCAACCCGTCAAGGATATGCGCGACTTCATATCCTTTATTTTCTAGATACATATCCAGCTCATCCGCCCAATTCTCATCCTGAAAAACTTCGCGACTTCGTTTTTTAATTTCTGTATATCCATGATTAAATCCTTTGTTTTTTTGACCAATTAATGATATCCTCATCCGTTACAAGCCAAAAATCATTCACGTGACAAAACCATTTTTCCCGACCATCCAGCTCCACAATAATTTGTCCTTCGCTTTCCTTCACGCTGGGAACAAATAATTCCTTTTTCAATTTCTCGATAACCTCGTTTTTACTCATGATTAAATTCCTTTGTTGTGCCCGCGTTATTATTTTCTTATCGGCATTAAACAAATTTTGCCGCCATCTTTTTCACCGATAACAGGATGTTGGTAGCCCTCGGTAAAATAAAACTCGGCGCTTAAGCCAAGTTCACAATCGATACTACCGTTAAGATAGAACTGTAACTCGTTTGTCGAGAAATAAACCTCAATACGGTTATCGCCGGGTTTGAGCCTCAAATAATCTTTGTGTTTTTTGATTTTGGCGATATCCTCTTTACCACCAATGACAAGTTTTTTGGTATGATTATCTGTTTCAGGAATTACACACGGCCAGTTCGGGAAATTTCCTTCTATGGTTTTCAACGTGTAAACCCAACCTTCGCCGGCAAATGTTATCATATTGTTTTCGCCTAACCCAAAACTTACCGGGCCGCGAAAGTATTTGGAAGTTAAAAACTCCGACACTCGTACTACAGCGGAAAAATCGAAATCCATATCCGAATAGAATAAACTTTTTCCATTTGATGCTGCTATCGCTTTGTTTTTCGCGTCGAAATAAACGCCTCGCAGGACTATTCGGGCGTCGTCGTCGCCGCCTACATGACGCGCCGCCCTTTTAAACTTTTCCGCCAAATCAGGGAAGACTTTTCCAGTTTCAGCGTGTTTAAATTCAATTAAATTATCCGGATCGAACTCCAAAGGGACAATTAATCCATTATGGAATTTGTCAATATTGAGGATTATATCCTCGCAGTTACAATCCATGCGAAATACCTGCTCTATTCCCACAATGTTTAATTTTTTATCCTTCACATGCGCTTGGACCGGAACGCGTTTATTGTCCTTTTGGACCCATTTAATAACACTACTTACCATTGCAATTTGATCTTTTCTCATAATTTCTTTCGCTTCCATCTTTTCACCTTTGTTTATTTTTTTACAAAAACATTGTTGCAAGTGTTTATTTTTTCGACAATCTCCAATAACGCGCCACTAGGCTGAAATCCCAAAATTTCACTGATTCTCATCTTTTCACCTTAAATATTGAATGGTTTTTCATCATAAAACGTATTAACTTCATGCGCAAGCGCAATAGCAGTTTGTTTCGCTTGCGCAATTGTCGTACCGAATGGCATTATTTTTTCATCCACCGTCTCACCATAAGGCCCACTTCTTATCACGATAGTATGCAGTACAGCTTTTATTTTCACGTCCCTGCAACAGCCATTACGACCAAAATACAGCTTTGTTTTGCCTGTATCAACTTTTTCTGAAAAAATCTCTATACCATGCCCTAAGACATTGCAAAACGACCGGTATTCGCCATACCAGTATACATTCATCCTTGTTATCCCGTCGTTTATTTTTTGCCATTCCATGATTATACCCTTTATTTAACGTTTTAAGGCACTTTCCTGCTGTTTTGTCAACTTTTCCATAATCAACTACAGCTCCGCATCAATATCGCTGTAGCGGCCGTTTAAAGCCTCGGAGCCATTAAATTCTTTAACCTTTCTTCTAACAATCCAATTTTAAACTTTTTCATTCTAAATTCGTATCAACCTCCCCTCCTTGCAGTAGACTAAATCATCCGTTCGGAACCGTTTCTGCTGACTTCGGAAAAATCCCTCTTCATCTTCAACGTAATTTCCAGCAATACTACCAGTAGGGTTAGCAGGATATTCCACCCCGTCAACCAAAATGCTGCTACTACTAAAGTTGTTTATTTTCATTTTTTAACCTTCTTGTTTAAAAAAATACTCTCTGTTTACTTTTATCTAACAAATTTATTCCATTATTCCAATATCGAATCATGAAAAGGGCC